TTAGTCCTGCTTGATTGGCTTGTTAGCCGCTAAAACACTATAAACTGTGGATATTACTCCAGAGTCATTCGTTAGTATTACCTTTCTCTTTATAGCCCGCTCTAGAATAACCTCAGCTATAGCATGAGCTAAGGTGATGTCAACTTTCCTTAAATTTTTATCTTTTATATGTTCAACAAAATCTTCAAGTGAAAAGTTTTTAAATTCAATCTTTTTAATAAAACCTTTAAATATTCTATTTTGTTCTGTCTCGGTTTTAAGCCTTTCATTATTTTCTTTTATTGATTCCTCTTTTCGCCAAGTGTAAATCCAAAATGCAACGGAAGAAATTACCAAGTACATCCAAATAAAATTTGTAAGAGAATCATTAAAGTTAACATAATTTGAAAGGACAGGATGATCTTTGACCGTATTTGGAAATAACCATAATCCTGATAATGCTGCAGTAACAGCTGTCAATGCTATTTTTGGCATTTTCATTCTAGCTTTGTATCCATCGCTATTTCTCTGGAGTGCAGTTGATAACGCTATACTTGTATTTACACCTTGATTCTGTGAGGAAATTAAATTTGTCACAGCTTTTGTTAAATCAGTCACGGCAGACATTGCAATTAGATCACTGTTTGATGTTTTTTGTGAGTCTATAAAATTAATTGCGCTATCTAACTTGTGATAGTTTGATTCTTCGCTAACACTTTTAAATTCACCACCGTTTTTATCGGGATGTAACGAAGATTGCATATTTCTTAAAATCCCTCTTACTGTATCAATTGATTCTTCAGAAATATTAAACTCATTTTTAATCATATCTATTGAGTTGAATTGATTGCTCATATCTATCCTTGTACGGCTAACAGCTTATTATGGAGACTTCTCAGTAATGTCAGCCCCATAGCTTTTATTTAATTTGTATTAATATCCCATAATTTCAGTGCCCTATAAACTAAAAACATTTTATTTTTGTTCGATGTTGGATATTACTGAGACTTCTCAGTAATATGACACAGTCAATCCATTAGAAAATATATCGCAAATATTTTGAAGCTAATTTCCGCTTTGCGCACCAAGAAGCCCTTAACAAAAGGGCTAATTAATTTGGAATCACTACTTTTTTAAAATGAAATGTTAAGGGCGGTAAGTACCAAGAGCAGACATTATAAATTACAGATATTTGATAGGTTGAATTAGGTTTTGTATTGATAGCATCCTAATAATGGGAAAAAATTGTGTTATCAATAATTGTTGTATTTGAGTTTTAACACTAAATATTACAAAATATTACAGTCAGCCATATTCAGAAAAATAGCATCTATACTACCTATTGCATCGCTTTTGATGTGAAGAATATTTAACTTAATCTCAAGGAATTGATTATGAAAATGATGATAAAGGTATTTGCTATTGCACTCTCAATGATTACTTTTTTTGCAAATGCAGAGATAGTAACCGTTGGCTTCAAGTCAACAGTTAGCTATAGCGATAACCCTGATATATCAGTTGGGGAAACAATTGATATATCTTTAACTTATGATACTGCATCTGCTTTTGATGGTGGAAATATATACTTTGATATCTCACCTGGCAGTAACATAACAGCAACCTTTGAAAATGGATTAGTGGTTAATACTAATCCGGCAGCGCCAAATAAAATTGATATGTATAGTTATAGCTACGAGGTGGCTCCAGCAACCTTTAACTATGATACTAATTTCCATTCGTATGATGCTGTTTCTAATACGGCAGCTACGGTAATGAATATGGATTTACTACTTTCAAATGTAGTTAGCACCAACCCAAATAATGCATTACGTGTTACTTGGGATGATGATGTCTCAGCATTTTCAATTAAAGATTTTAATGTGATGATTGACGGTTTATTTGTTCAATCTACTATCACTGAAATTTCAACCGCGCCAGAATCACCTGTTACTGTTGAAGCAACAACCTATTCAGCACCTATTTCGTCATACGGTGGGAGGTTATACTTTATCCGTGATGTTATAAATACTTCCACTAATACTGTTGAGATTAAACGTTGGGCATATATCACTTGGCCAGACGGTACACATTATAATCGTGATAGCCCTAAAAAGTTCATTTTAGACCCTATGGAGCAGAACATACAAACATCAGCATACTTTACTGTTCCATCATATTGGCCAGCAGGCACATATGAATATCATCTTAATTCAATTGTTGTTCAAGATGGTCAAGGGAATGAAGGTACTGTCTCGCAAGATTCATTTATGTTTACAAAAGAATAGATATATTATTCGAATTTAAAGTCATATAAGGCCGCCCATTTTAATTTAATGCGGCCTTTTTTATTCATCCATAATTATGAGCTAAGGCTGCTTTTACCACATTCGAGACATTAGCGATTACAGCTAATTGGACAGGTTGGATTAGATTTAGTATCGATAACACCCAATTAAAGGGCTGAAAATTGAGAGTGAAAATAAAGCGAAGCGAAACCGAGCAAACTCTTTTTAGTCCCGCTTAATTTGCTTATAAGCAAATGCTAGAGTAAATCACCATAACCCCAAATGATTGTTCCCCACAGAGCTAATACAACACCTAGACCTTTAAAGAATGAATAATATTTCCCAAACTTCTCTTTAGGCTTTTCACATTGAGAAGTAATTAACCCTGTAGGATTTATTTCGTCATTAATAGGAAATAAGACATATTCGATCCAAACAGCAAAAAATACAGCTAATGAACCACTTCGTTGAAACCATACATTTACAGGCTCAAGTTCAGGTTTAAATACAGAACAAATAGCGCCTATCGGAATTAATATGGCTAGTAACGCAAGAGGAATGCATTTGAGTAATCCTCTTTTTATTTCAGCATCAGTCATTGAATTGTGCCTTGCTTTAACGACTTGTTAAGCATTAAAACCCATAAAATTTGCCTATAGCAGTTGCTAATAAGCTTCCCGCTGCGCCAACTTTAACATCCCAAGCAGTTGAGGCAGCTTTTCCAACCATTTTCCCCATCCAACTCGATACCTCTGTTCCAAACTTACCTTCTTTTACTTCATCAGAAACGCTGTCATTCTCAATAGATGTTTCAAGTTTAGCAATATCTTCATCGCTCACTTTATGTTGTTTTAAAACCTCAATTAATGACGGAAGGTCATTTTTAGTAACAGAGTTTTTAATTGTTTGCGTATTTGAGTCACCCACCACTATTGTTGCGTTATCACCAAATACAGCATTATTAAACAAATCACTCACTCCAACCTCCTTAGACCTAGTTTTCATTTCATCTGAATCCATTTCAGACGGGAATCTTTCAGAAAGTTCTAAAACAAAATCTAATAATCTAGAGTTTACTTCAGTTAATACTTGCGTCATTGCTCCGGCTGAATGTATTCCCCAAGCACTTTCCACTTGGTAACTACTATCAAAGCCTTCTGACAAATAAGGATAAAACTCAGGAGCAACAGATATACTTAGATGTTCCTGTTCAGAATATTGCTCAATAACAGCAATACCATCCATTAAGTACTTTGTATCCAAACGTTCTCGAATTGCTGCATCTAAATGCATAACAGGTAATGTATGGTTTGGATATCTGTGTACCATATTGCTGACATGACCCTTTATAGTTAAGTGGAGTACTCTATAATCAGGAACAGATTCTTTTTCTGAGTATCCTTTCAACTCACCATTAACCCAATCTAATAACTCTTTTTCACCCAACTTATGAAGTAACACTTTGGTTTTAAGTAATGCTATTTTTAAGTTGTTTTCACCTGAACTTAGTAGCTCAATTATTTCTTCAATTAATTTCATAGGGTAACCAATATTAAATTAATGCATAACAATTTTATTATGAGGAAAAATGCCTTCTTTCTACAAGGCGGGATTAATCATCAATAATTTTATAATATTGTGAGGTTACTTGATTATTATCTGTAGATCAATGAGTTAAAAATAACAAATAAACTGGTCTATGTGTGAAAGAAGGTAATATCCGCTCTTTCTTGTAGAAAGCAGAAATCACAGCCTACTGTATACGAACAAACTAACAATAAAATAAACATTCATGAGAAAATATATGGCAAAAATTTTAACTCTAATGTCCATAAAGCGCACAGAGAAACCTTTAGCGGTGACCTGTTTTTAGTTGGTTATTTATTACGAGCTAAGACTCAATGTTACCACTGGGTACACTCGCTACACGAAGAAGTGCAGAAAAGATTAGGGACTAGAAATTAAATGAATCGCTGCGCTCGCTAAGTACAGCTTGTTATTTTTTCTTAACGCTCTGCTAAAAAAAGAACAAACGTAAAACTGACAAAACGCTGTGAGGCTTGAAACTTAACGCTCACAGGGCAACCCCGACAAAACTTTACCCCCGTATTACTAAACGGGAGTAAAATTTCATTCAGATGCTGCCATCATAGATTTAAAAACATAAAAAAAAAAAGTTCAAGAAATAGTTTTGCAGGAACGCGCATTAAGATTTTTATTTATTGAAGCACCAAGAACGCGATCAACATCTGTATGATATTGCTCTATTTCTGATAAAACTATGTTTTATGTTACGCTCCGCTGCATGCTTCGCATAAAAAAAACAACGCCAGAACGTTAAATAAACAAACGTGGGACCTCCCACTTACGTGGGTCCCTCCTCGTTAATTTAATTAACTGAACTGGCTAGAATTGAGTTTTAAAGATAGGCACTACTGGTGAGAACGAACAAAAGGCAGTGTAATCACCCCACACCTAATAAAACGATGCTTTATGCTTCGCATATGAAATAATTAAAAATGGTACCAAAAAACAAGTCGCTGGTTTAATCCTGGCAAAGAAAATGGTACCTATAACTTTTACGGCCAAGTCCGTTCGTCAGCCTACAGTATTTTTTTTGGTACCTTTCTTATCTAGCTGATCTAAAAAAAACCGCATAAGACAATAACTAAATAAAACCGCTAAAGGATCAAAAATATTCATAACAGTAAGAAGAAGAAGAACCTCAATTAAAGCAATCATAATTTCTCACCTAATAAAATTTGCAAGCTTTCTTCTGCTGACTGTTTAGCCCTAACCAATGCTCGCATTTCCTCTATAATCCCAGTTAAGCGTTCAACCTTTCTTTCAGCCTTTACCTTAGATTCATAGCATGACAAATAAGTCGTTGCAGCATTAGAAACCGCCTTAGATGCTGTACCAACTTCAAAATGTCCCTTTAAATCATCTAGATTATTATCTAAAAAAATATCGGTTTGGATTTTAATTAACATGTCCGGTCACTCCTTATTGTGTAATATTATTAATTGTTTCTATATAAAAACCTGAAGCTTTAAGGCTATACAAAACAGTATCACCAACAGATACACTAAAACGATTTAAAACCCTGTATGGTAAATCACCTTTAAAGAAGTGCTGAAAACTACCATGGCGGTCTTCAACAATAATTAAATTCTTTTCTACTTGAACAACCATACTTTCCGTAACTTTAATCATTTTAATCAGTCCTTTTATTAACTTATGGTACCAATTATACAGTAGCAACAAACAAAATCAATCAAAATAGTACCGTTTAAGTGTTTTATTTTCTCCAGGAAAAAGAAAAATGGTACTAAACAACCAAAACAACGTAGTAAATACTAATTAGAGGCTATTGCACCCTCACCTAAAAGAACACCTTGCTTAGGAGCATTACACGTTAAGTAATCAACAAAATCATAATACTTAATACGTATAGCGCAATCAGAAAATATCTTCATATCATAACCAGCCATCAACAAGTCTTTAGTTTTAAGCGTAAATACATGCTGACCATTTTGACTAGCTGAGAAGTAAAAAACCGTAACGCGTCTACCCTCATCCGTATACTCAGAAGAGCCGCTTATGCTTAAACTAATCTTGTGGAATGGATGAAACTTTTTACTATTAATTACCATCATTTCATATTCAATCTGTTGTGGGGTTTTAACGATAGGTACTACTGGAGAACTAGAAGCAACGACGGGCTGCTGAACCTTATTAGGTTGCTGAATAACTGTAGATACCTTTACAGTCTTATCTTTTTTAGGTTTAGCGGTTATCGGTTTATTACTACCTAAAATAGTACTAAGTAGAAATGCAGCAAACAAGAAAAAAACAATACTAAGCTTTACAGACCAATGCTTATACCACTTTTCAATATCATTACTTGTAGCCTCCTCAACAGCGCTATCACTATCTGTATGAGACTTATAAAAATTAAAATATTTTTTTTCATAAGTTCTTTCATGCGTAGCTACAACTGAAGCATTAGAACTAGCAGAGCCATCATGAACTTTTAAAATATACTTATCGTCTTGACCCATCATAGACTTTTTAATAGCTCTATAATGATTTACAACATTATCCTTAATGTCAGTATTAACCTTTCTAAAATTTTGAGTTATTAACATAATGTCATAGCCGCTATGGCGAGCTAAAGAAATGAAATCAACTAAATCCTTATCGCATTTAACTTTAGGCATAGGGATATGGCATTCATCAATAAAAAAATAAACGCCCTGATTTTTTTCATTTTTCCAATCTTTATATTGTGTGAAATGCTCAAGTTTTGAAAAAGGTCGTTGCTTACCGTAATTATGAAATTCACCGTCAACGACTTCTATAAGGTCTCTACAATAATCACCATAAACAGAACAAAAATAATCTACCATCAAAGGAATATTTGTTACAACCTTACGTCTATCCTTAGTCACAATAGGGATTATATGATTAACAACAGCCTCGTAACTTTTACCACCACCAGATTTTCCCGAAATACCATGAATCATTTTTAACTACCCCAACGTACAAAAGGAATCATTTGAATAATAAAACGAATACCAATACAGGTAACAATCATGCCCATAGCTTCAGAAAAACCAATGATTTTTAACATATAGATAGTCTCAGGTGGCAACATAGTAAAATATTTAGCAACATCTAAACCGTCCATAATTGAGCCAAGGCCATCAAGAATCACTATTGCAACATCCATTAAGCTATCTATACACCACATAAAAAAATCCTTTAACATGTCATAAATAGAGAGTACTAAACGCCAAAGAAAATCTATTCCATCATTCCAACGATTCGCAAACCAATCCAACATAATTAACCCCCAAACAAAATTTTACGACACAAAAAACCTGCCGTTATTAAAATAAATATCCTTATTGCTGGATAAACTCTCGGGTCAATTAAAAGAGAATGGCAACCAAAATTAGCCATAGAACCCATGTTAAAACAAAGCTGCATAGGCGGAGCAGCACCAGAGCCAAGACTAGGATTAAAGCTTTCTATAAAACCATAAAAAGCAGTACCTTGAGCATCTAAAATCTTACCTTCCATGATACCGACTAAACCATCAGGATAATCAGTTTTCCAAAAACCCTTTAAACCATCACTAGGCTCAGTTCTAGTAGCGATATTTGTGGAACAATTCCCCTCCTGATCACAAAACCCATCAGGAATACAATTATCACCTGTACAAGGCTCAGTTCCAGAGCCAATATCACAACCATCCCCCGTACAAGGCTCAGTTCCAGAGCCGCCACCACCAGAGCCATCACCACCAGAGCCACCACCACCAGAGCCATCACCACCAGAGCCATCACCACCAGAGCCATC